TGTCGCTCCTGCTGGATGGCAACTGCTTCGTGCATGTGATCCGCGACGACGCCGGGGCCATCCTCGAACTTCATGTCCTGAACCCGCACGATGTTGAGGTTATGCCGGGACGGCGCTATCGGATGGTTCAGTCGGGCTACACGCTGGAGCGTGACGAGGTGCTGCACCTCACCGAACTGCTGATGCCCGGTCACCTTCGTGGCGTGTCGCGCATCGATAAGGCGAAGGAGTCGCTGGGGCTGTCGCAGGCGCTGACGGAGTTCTCGGCCCGGTTCTTCGGCAACGGAGCGTACGCCGGTGGGGTCATCGAGTTCCCCGGTGACCTGTCGGCAGAGCAGCAGACGATGCTCCGCGATTCGTGGGATGCGGCCCACCGGGGCGTTCACCGTTCGCACCGTCCTGCCGTCCTGTTCGGCGGGGCGAAATACACGCCGACGATGGTGAACCCGTCCGATTCGCAGTTGCTGGAGGAACGGAAGTTCGCGGTGCAGGAGATCGCCCGTATCTTCCGCGTCCCGCTCTTCATGCTGTCCGTGACGGAGCCGGGGGCCGTCTCGTACGCCTCGGTCGAGCAGCAGATGCAATGGTTCGTGTCCACAACGATCCAGCCGTATGTGCAGAAGTTGGAGTCGGCCTTCTCGGCGCTGCTGACCCGCCGTGATTCGTTCATCAAGTTCAACCTGAACAGCATGGTCCGGGCCGACCTTCAGACACGCACCGCCGCGTATTCGTCGGCGCTCGCCGCAGGGTGGATGTCCATCAACGATGTCCGCGCCCTCGAAGACCTGCGGTCCGCCGGACCTGACGGCGACGCCTACCGTGTTCCGCTTCAGAATGTTCCGATCACGGACGCGCCGGTCATCACGGTCGCGGAGAAGGCGAAGGCGGCGCAGGCGCTGACCACCGCAGGGTTCACCGGGGACTCTGTGGCCCGACTGCTGGACCTGCCGCTTGACCACACCGGGCAGCCGTCTGTTCAGGTCCAGCCGATGCCCGAAGAAGGTGCGTGATGGGTCTTGTTTCTGGAAGGCAGACCATCGGAACAGCAGCGACTGCCGTCGAAGGCACGAGCAACCAGCCGTTCACGCTCATCATCCACAACGATGACAACACCGCCGACATGTTCATCGGTGGTCCGACGGTCGGGACCGCTACCGGCCTTGCCGTCAACAAGTTGGAGAACATCCAGTTGGAACTGAAGCCCGGTGACCAAGTCTTCGCAGTTTCGTCTGCGGCGGCACACACGATTTCGTGGATGAAGATTGCGAACGACTGATGCCCTACTACATCTCTGATACGAACCCGGACTGCGGCGGTTGGGCTGTGGAGAAGGAAGACGGCGAGGTCATCGGCTGCCACACGACGAAGCAGGCGGCTATCGACCAGATGGTTGCGGTGTCGCTCGCGGAGGACATGGAGCCGGGTGGTGAGCGGACGGAGGACCGGCAGGTTGACCTGACGCTGCCCGACTACATCCGGCAGGCTGCGGCGCGCGGGTTGGAGATGTACGAGGCCGGTCAGGGTGGTGACGGTCTGGTCGAACGCACGATCCGTGAGGCGCGTGCGATGGCACGCGGCGAGGTCACCGAAGACAAGGTCATCCGGGTGGCGGCGTGGGCGGCACGGCACGAAGCGGACCTGACCGCTGACGGTGCGCGCCCGGACGAGGACGGTTTCCCGACGCCGGGTGCGGTCGCCCACTACCTCTGGGGTATCCCTACCGGCGGTCGGTACGATGATGCGCGGGCGTTCTGGGACCGGAAGGCCGCGCAGGTCCGTGAGGATGAAGGACGAGCGATGATCGAGGTCACTCCGGTGGAGCCGCGCTCCAAGAAGTCCGGCATTGAGTTCCGTCAGGTTGACGGTGAGATTCGGGCGCTGGACGGCGACGGCAACAGGTTCGTCGGTTATGCGGCGGTGTTCAACTCGGACAGCGAGAACCTCGGCGGGTTCGTGGAGCGCATCCGTCCGGGGGCGTTCGCCAAGACGCTGCGTAACAAGCGCCGCGATGTCCGCGCCTATGTCAACCACGACTCGAACATGGTGCTGGCATCGTCCCGGTCGGGGACGCTTCAGATGTCGGAGGACGACCGTGGCCTCCGGGTGGAGTTCGACCTGCCCGAAGGCGTCACCTACGCCTCGGACCTCCGCGCCCTGATGACCGCCGGGATCGTGGACAAGATGTCGTTCGGATTCACCATCCCCCGGAAGGGTGACGAGTGGTCGGACGACGGCACCCGCCGGGAACTGCGCGAGGTCGTGCTGCATGAGGTGTCGGTGGTGACGGGGCATCCGGCGTACACGGCGACGGCGGCTGCGGTCCGGTCGCTGGACGGGCTGGCGGAGCGAACCGGGATGGCGGTCGAAGAGGTGTCGCAGACCCTCGACGCGCTGGCGGATGGTGAGGACATCGACCCGGACAAGGCGGACGCGCTGATCGCTGCGATCAAGGGTCAGACGAAGCAGGAGCAGCCGGACCTGTCGCTGCTCGGCCTGAAGGCGAAGCAGACGGAACTGCTCGCCAAGAAGGTGTTCTGACCGGCCCGTTCCGAAACTCGCCCTGAATCGCCGAAAATCGGCAGAACTAGGCCGTGTTTGGGACTTGACAGACCTGCGCCCCGTGCCGTAACCTGCGCTTACGCGAGGGCGACCGGCCCCCGCACCGGAGAGGAGACACGAACCATGACCACCGCCACCGGAATCACCGCAGACCAGCGGTTCGCGCACTACGCACGCTTCATGGCCCTCCCGTACGGTCCTCGCCGCACCGCCGCGCACCTCGCGTGGAGCATCGAGTCTTTCGCCGCCTCCTATCAGCCGGAGGCAGTTGCGCTCGCCATCAGCGTCATCAGCGCGGATGCGGAGAACTGGGACGCGGCGCTGGATGCCTTCATGGGAGCCGACGAGTATGGCGACAACTACTGGAACACGCCTGCGCGCTTCAAGGCGATGAAGGTCGCCTGACCGCACGGCTCCGACGGACCCCCGCTTCGGCGGGGGTTTCGTCATTCTCATGCGGTAGCATTTCTGTACGCGCCCTAACCACGGGACCGGCACACCCTCACCGGGGAGCCTCAACCTTCAGACTTCCAACCGGAGACAGCGCAATGTCCCTTGAGTTCATCAAGCGGCAGCAGGAGCAGCGCGCCCGTGCGTGGGAGGAGGCCAAGGCCCTCCTCGACACCGCCGCTGGCGAGAACCGCGACCTGACCGCCGACGAGCAGGAGAAGTACGACGCGATCAACCGCGACCTTGACGAGCGTGCTGCCGTCATCGAGCGGGTTCGCACCGACGCGGACCGTGAGGCCCGTGCGGCGGAGATGCGTCTGCCGGAGGCTGCCGCCCCCGTCCAGAAGCGCGAGTCGGACGCGGACATCCTCCGTTCGATGGTCCGTGGCGAGCGCCGTTCGGTCACCTTCGAGCGTCGCTCCATGAGTACCTCCGCCGACTCTTCTGTCGTCCCCACCGGGTTCTACGAGATTCTTCAGGAGAACCTCCAGTACGAGGGTCCGATGCTTCGTGGCGATGTCGTCACGCTGCTGAACACCACCTCGGGTGAGACGATCAAGGTTCCGACGGAGGCCAGCCGTTCGGTCGCCACGGCGACTGCGGAGGCTGCGGTCTTTACGGGTACTCAGCCGACCTTCTCGTCGTTCGACCTGAAGGCCCACAAGTACGGCGCGCTGCTTCAGGTGTCGCGTGAACTCGTCGAGGACGCTGGGATCGACATCGTCGGTTTCATCGCCCGTCAGTTCGCTGTCGCCATCGGCACCGCCGTGAACTCGGTCCTCACGACTGGTACCGGCACGGTCCAGCCGAACGGCATCGCGAACGCTGCCGGGTCCGCCCTTGTCGGTGGCACCGGGGTCGGCGGCGCGTTCACGGTCACGAACCTCGTGACCCTCGCCCACGCCGTTGACAGCGCGTACGCCATGCGCCCGAACGCCGGGTTCATGATGTCGCGTGCGACGCTCGGTTCCGTCCGTACTCTTCAGGACGGCAGCGGGCAGTTCATCTACGCCGTCGGTGGTGCGGGCCTGCCCGACACGCTGCTCGGCTACCCGGTCATCGAGAACCCGTATGTCCCGGCTGTCGGGACCGGCGCGAAGTCGGTGCTGTTC